TGAAGCACCAACAATGGCTGAGGCACCAACAATGGCAGAAGCAAGTACTAGTGAATCAGAAGATGATACATTAAGTTATTTTGCTAAATTGGCTAAAGAAAGTTAATTAAATTTAATTTTCGGAGGGGACTGAATGGTCCCCTTTTTTTATCTGTCGTCCTGGAGCGAACTACCGATATCTGATTTTTGATTGTTTTGGACTATTACAGAAGTATTTGCAACACTTGATGCATTACCACCAGTAACTATATTAGTGGCGTTACCTCCAGTTTCAGCCATCTTTAATAAGGCATTTTCAACTGACATATTACCTACAGTCATACCTTGTATTGGACCTGGAGCTGACATGGAAACTCCTCCAGCATTCATGTTTAAAGCACCTCGTAATCTTTCAATACCAGCCGATGCATTATCCATATCATCTTGGAAGTTTTTTATACCAACAAACTTTTCTTTAAATATAAAACCCTCGGAACCACCTACTATTGCAAGTTCAAGTGTTTTAGAAGCAGCATATAAATCCTTTGCTAATTTTTTCGCATCAAAATCAATATTAACATTTGAAAATTTACCCAAGGCCATAGCAAAATCATCAAATGCATCAGCACCTGCTTGTACATCTGTTGCATTTTTACCTAATTCAATTGCCTGGTCAACTGGATTTTTTGTACCAGTGAAGAATGATACAATACCTGCACCTAAATCTGCTATCGCATTTAATCCTTTACTACCAGCAAAGGCAGCTAAACCTAAACCTAAATCAGTTAATGCTGTTTTTACTGCTTTACTTTTTTGTATATCGGCCCCATCGCCCATTGTTAACAATGTTTCAACTTCTGTCTTAACATCGTCTGCAAAATTATCACCAGAAGTAAATTTAGTAAATGCATCAGAAATACCTGCCGCACCTTTACCTGCTGAAAATGCAATTAAACCAGCGCCCAATGCAGTCATTGTTCCTATAAAATTAGCAAGACCACCTTCTCCTAGCGCTGCACCTGGTAAATTAGGAATTGTTAATAGTGTTTCAACTTCGTCTTTAATGTCCTGTGCAAAATTATCTCCAGCAGTAAATTTAGTTATGGCATCTGCGGCTCCTGAACCTGATTTACCTATGGCGAATGCAACAAGACCAGCTCCTAATGCGGTCATTGTCCCTAAGAATCCTGCCTTTTTTGGGTCTGTTTTTGGTACTAAATTAATTGATAATAATGTTTCAACTTCCTTTTTAATATCCTCTGCAAAGTTTTCACCACTTGAGAACTTTGTTACTGCGTCTCCAACACCTTCAGCAGCCTTACCAAAACCAAATACAGCCAAACCAGCACCCAATGCACCAAGAGCAAGAGCAAGTTTTGAACTACCACCTAATAAGCTTTGACCTTGTTCACTTACGGCAGCCTCAATTGATAATAAATTAACAACATTATCTTTAATTCTATCAGTCCAACCTTCATCAAGGAATTTATCAACTCCACCAGAAATACCTGCACCTATACCCAATGCTGCAAGACCTATACCAATACCTGTCATTGCTAATGCCAACGAACCACCATCAACTAATAAATTACCACCTTGTTTTTCAACCTCTTGGTTAATACCAATTAAGTCCATGATGTTTTTCTTAATTGCAGGAACATCCATTGTTTCAAATGTTTCAATTAATTTAGGAGCAGTTGCAAATACTGCGGCAATACCCACACCTATAGCACCAACACCGATACCAGCACCACCAACCATTTTACCAATATTACCTAGTAAAGCACCGCCTCCACTTTTTTCACTAGCTGTTGCTGTGGCAGCTGCAGTATCCTTAGGCAGTTGTCGTAATTCATCGCGAATCTCTTCAAAGATGGACATTCTTTCTCGGTTGTCCTCCATACCTTGAAGCTTTTGCGAATCAATTATATCTTGGAAGTTTTCAAAACCATATACAGTACGCGCTTGAAAGTCATTCATGACTTTCTGCATGTTTTTCATTTCTAATAGATGTCGCCTTGTGTTTTGACTATCGATAGCAATTTTGGCCGTGCTCTTATTGTTGGCCTCCATTACCTCGATTAATGTGGCAATACCTTTAGTTCCTGGTGCGTCTTTTTTTGGTTTATTATCTTCCGCCATTTATTATTCCTATTTTCCGCCGAATGCTCTTCCGGCCTCTGATATACCAAATGCACCAAGTGTTACCACAACAAATGATGTATAAATTGTATCAGAGATGACTAAATCTTGACCATAAAAAGCAGTGATTAAATCACATAAACCAAATATAGTCATTAAACCAAATGAGATAAAACCAATAATTGCTTTTTCGTTTACATCATTATCATCTAAAAATATATCAGTAAATTTTCTTTTAGGTGGTGCAAGTCTTTTCTTTGCTTCTGCAGCTTCAAGTTGCATTTCCTTAATCATATCCTCAGATTTATCAAGCTTATCAATTAAAGCCATATACTTATCTAAATCAATTTCAACTTCGTTACGACTATTGTCTTGTCCTTCAGCCATTACCTTCTCCTATTATTCATTTTTTGAATCTTTTCGTTTTCTTCCTTAATATGTTCCTGGAGTAGAGCTAAATATATCTCCCTCTCCCACGGCATCATACTTTCTATTTCAGTTAAACTGTACTTATGATGTTGCATTAATGCAAAGTTTGTTTGGTAAAAATTTTCCAAACTCTCATGCGAGAGGCTTATGTAAAAAAACTATTTAGTCCTCTTAACTCAACCTCATTCGTATGTTTACATTTATCACACTCATATTCAGTTTTATAATATACGGCAGGTACTTCTTGTAAAAATCCTTGAATCATTCTAAATTGTTCAGAATTTAAGCTCTCAACAAATTGTTCAAGGTCTTTAGCACTTTCAGTATCTGCATCAAATACATTATCATTATCAAATATGGAATCAATACATTTTATAATTAATTCCATAACACCTTCGACTGAGTTAAGTTTTTCAATATCCAACGAACCTATTAATTCCATTGATGGATATTTCATAGTAACTCCAACTCCTGTCTTTTCATCAAGTAATATTGTACGTTCCTGATTTTGATTTATTATCTCAACATCGTCAACATTAATTGATATTGGCGTAAGACCATCACATTCTTCCTGAGTACATTTAATCTGTATGTTCATATTTTCACCTACAGATTTTGCTCTCAGTTGTAAGAATAGATATTCAATATCAAATACAGTAAGGTCTTCCAAACTGTCTAAATCATAACATGATAAAATGATATCTCTTACTGCCTTACTAATTTGCTCCATATCATTTGATTCTAAAGCAATCATTAGTACCTTCTCCTCTTTTACAAGAAAAGGTCTCATATTTAAATCGTTCCCAGTAGAAGGTAATTGAACCTTATATTGAGGAACACTCAATTTTGGCAAAGCCATAATATTCTCCTATATTATACTAAGTTAATGCGTCAAGGATATTAGAAACACCAGATAATCTGGTACTTGTTGGTCCTTCCGGTATATACTTATCGTAGCTAAATACTACATTCAATTCCTGCACCTCAGTTGATGCAGAATCCAATTCAACACCAGTTACTGAAGTAGGAAATGCATTCACAAGTCTTACTCCATATACTGGCTTATTTTCTAAATCCAATTGTTGTATTACAACATCGGTTGCGAAATCTTTTTTATATCCTACTTCGTATGTATCCAAATCTAGGATAGCACTTAACCAATCATCAAATATGATTTTCATATAATAATCATTTGTTAATAGGAATTTACAGGTAACATCTTCATCAATAAATGCATAAGGTACAGGGACTGTTTGTTTTTCTGCCTGATAATCTAGTGTTGTTACTTGTCTGCCTGGTAGGCTGGCACTTTGGCATAATAGTGATATATCTCTTGGGTCACTAATTAAATTTTTAGCATTAAATGAACCAGATAATAATGAACCTATTAATACATCTGGATTTAAATTTAACAATGATTGTGACGGGGGTGTAAAAATAACATTAAAACGATTACCTCTAGCCAATCCATTCTTTTGTGACACTATTGCTTTTAAATTATCGATACTGCTCATTAACTTCTCGCGATTTTAATACTTTCATTCCAAACAGCTGTTTTACTTTTCTTTGTAAATTGTTCAACTGGTAGAAATATTGCTATTTCCCAATCTGCCATTTGTACTCTTGAAAATTGTGATTTAACATGTTTACCTAGATAATGTTTAAAACACGGTTTAAATTCTTTATATTTTCTCACACCTTGTAACAAACTATATCGCATTTTTGTTAATCTTGTTTTATCTGTTATTTTATTTGGTGCGGTTTTCATTAATTCATCTAAAAATGCTGCTCTAATATCTGGCTTTAAATAGTGTAGATTCAAACCATAAAACCCACCTGGTGCTGGTTCTACCATAATAGTTAAAGGAAATCTATCGTAATAAGGTAATGTTTTCTTATGTTTTGGGTCATAAAAATACATATACATATTACCAGTAATATTTCTTGTGGTTTTATCTAGAGCTGAATCCTTTAAAAGTTTACTTCTTCCTGGGACCGAAAGTTCTTGTACCTTTTTTTCAAACCATTTCTTTGAATTTTTAGTCCGTGCTGTAACACCTGCTCTCTGAGCTTGGGCTTGTAATGTATCGAATAAACTTGCCATATAATCTATTTATATGGTTTTTAGAGTACTTTGATGCCTAGATTTTTTAAAGTTTCCTCTGTCCAAACCTGAAACTTCCAACCTTTATGTTTGGCGAATGCGTCAGCTGCCTCCCATTTATCATTATTTTTAATATATGTCAACTGTTCATTAATAAACTTTTTGGTTTTTCTTGACCTAGGTTTTGGTGGTTGTGTTTGTGATTTAGGTTTTATTTCAATTAGATATGTTTCTTT